GATTGGTCTGAACGTAATGCTTATATTCAGTTCATTATATTGCATAGCAATCAATGGGAACGCCATTTGACTTTTTAAGCTGAACCACGATAAGATTGGAATATACAATATTCTTCCGTCAATCGATGGTTGTGCTCCAGCCAGTTCTGGTGTGTAATACGCATTCGGATATGCGTCAATATATTCGCCTATGTTTTTATGGGTAAGAACTGCTTGCGATGGATTATTTAGTTCAGGGATATTTCCAGTCATTCGATTGAATAAATCCTTTTTTTCTTGCGTAAAATCGCGATTTACAAGTGACAACAAATATTGACCTGAATATTGCTGTATAGTTTGATTGCCACACGTTATAGTAATTTGACTTATCATTTGAGCACCAAGATTCTCAATCCACTTGAACTCGTATGGTGACCAAACATTTCCTGTATCTGTGCTTGGTGGGACAATTGGTGACCAAATATTGGGTAATGTAATAGACGCATAACAATCCATCAACAAATCTGCATGTCTCTTAATCTTAAACAGAAATGTTGATTCTTCATTCAATCGAAGGGTTGGACTTCCCTCGTAATCTAATCTAAAATTCTGTTTTCCAAAATTAGTGTATTTAGCATATGTTGATTTCCAAAATGTTTTTGTTGGGTTCCCTGTCAATATAATAGATTGTTGCCCAGTAGCTGCCAATTGCATTAAACCTCCGGCCATATGTTATTATGAAATATTTTTTTAATATGTAATATTAGACGAATGATAGACATTAAAAAATTAGACGAGGCGACAATAAATCTATTTATACTATTTATTTTTGTTGTTATTATTATCATTATGGGTGTATACTTTTACAGAGTTTCGCGAATGAATAGCAATCAATGTAAATATACAGACAAGTTATACAATAAAACCGATTCATATATTAATTCTATTGTTGATAATGCCAAAGCCGCTGATTATGCTCTTTATGATTATTATATAAAAACAGCATACAATGCTTGTTCCGGAGGAAGTTATAAAAACAATTTCGTAAACATATGTCATCTGAAAAACGTATTAAAAACCGGTGCAAGATGTTTGGATTTTGAAATATACTCCGTTAATAACAGACCCGTTGTGTCAACATCGACAGCCGACAACTTTCACGTAAAGGAAACCTACAATTCGGTTGATTTTGCGGATGTCATAAACACGATCCAATACTATGCATTCAGCGATCATTCACCCAATAAAAATGACCCAATATTAATTCATTTGCGAATTAAAAGCAATAATCTAAAGATATATGCCGTTATGACAGACATCATGAAAAACTGCCCATATATGATTGGTAAGGACTATAATTACGAGAATAATGGTTACAATATAGGTAGCGAACCTCTGAAAAAATTCAAAGGTAAGATTCTTGTAATAGTAGACAAAAGTAACGACACATTTATGAATGATAATGGTTTCTATGAGTATGTAAATCTCACTAGTAACTCTGTATTTATGAGATCATATAAATATAAGGACGTTAAAGATACTGCGGATGCTGATGAGATTATACGATACAACAAGACAAGAATGTCTATTGTATTTCCAGACGTAGGACCTGAACCACCCAACTCTAATGGGTTACTGGCGAGAGAAGCGGGATGCCAAATGATTGCCATGAGGTATCAAGCACCAGACGAATTATTTCAAGAAAATACAATGTTCTTTGATAAATGTGGTTACGCCTTCTGTTTGAAGCCAGAACGATTGCGACAAATACCAGTTACTATTAAACCCCCAGTTCCGCAAAAGCCGTCATTATCTTATGCTACGCGTGATATTTCGAATAATTTTTACAAATTCAAGATTTAAACCTTTGAAGAATTATAATAGCAGTCGTTTACAATGTGGCTAAACACACTAAAATCAACTAATAAATATAAAAAATAACTTTGATAAGATGTAATTCAAAATTTATATCTTATCTTTATACATGAAGAATAAGTTCATTTGTGATAAATCATTAACCTTTCAGGAATGCGAACTAGCTATTCTTAGAAATGCAGTTGATTTAGCTGAAAACAAAATGGGCAAACAATTGGTGAATACACCTGATGTCCAGAAAATGATAAAAATTGTAGAGGATTTTATAAACAAAAAAAATCTCGTATGTTATGGAGGAGTCGCAATCGATGCACTTTTACCGGAGATCGATAAGATATATGATAAAAATGTCGAGTTAAGTGACTATGATTTTTTTACACCAAATGCACTAGAAGATGCTAAGGAATTGGCAGACACATTTGTTCAGAAAGGATATACAGAGGTCGAAGCCAAAGCGGGAGCCCATTATGGTACATTCAAAGTGTTCTGTAACTTTCTTGCTGTTGCAGATCTGACGTATATGCCTAAAGAACTTTTCAGAGTATTGAAGAAGGAATCTATCCGAGTAAAAGGAATCTTGTATTGCCCTCCAAATTTCTTGAAGATGTCTATGTACTTAGAATTATCGCGACCTGCTGGTCAAATTGATCGCTTCGAGAAAGTATTCAAGAGACTCACGTTACTTAATAAATACTATCCAATTACAAGTACTAATTGTGGTCAGGTTGATTTTCAACGCCCAATGGAGAACCAAGATGATGAAAAAGAAAAAGAATCGGAAATATACGAAAATGTGAAAAATACGTTTATTAACCAAGGTGTTGTTTTTTTCGGTGGAATGGCAATCAACTTGTTTTCACATTATTTGCCAAAAAAGAAACAAAAGAGTGTTCGTCACATTGCAGATTTTGATGTATTATCGATCGACCCAGTTGGAACATGCGAAATTGTAAAGGAGCGTCTCCTCGATATTGATGTAAAGCATGTAAAAATTGTACCTCATAAAGCAATCGGTGAAATCATACCAGAACATTACGAAATACTCGTGAACAAAGAGACGATTGCATTTGTTTATAAACCAATTGCATGTCATAGCTACAATGTGATTACGCTAAAGGGTCAGCAACTGAAGGTTGCCACTATAGACACAATGCTTAGTTTTTATCTTGCATTTCTGTACACGGAACGACCATATTACAATATTTTTGCTGATCGAATTTTGTGTATGTCCAAGTTTTTGTTTGAAGTTCAGCAGCAAAATCGGTTGGCACAAAAGGGATTATTGCGTCGTTTCAGTATAACATGCTATGGTCATCAGGAATCCGTAGAGGAGATGAGAGCACACAAAAATGACATGTTTCAACAACTGAAAAGCAAACGAGGTACAAAAGAATATGACGAATGGTTTTTGAGTTACAAACCCTCGTTAAATGTTGAAAAATCAGATAATAGTACAGAGTTAACTGACACGTCTAACCCACCCAAACAACTGAGTAAAAATAAAACTAAAGCTAAAAGTAAAAGTAAAACAAAGAAACTGAAACGCACTGGTGACACACTGCGAAAAGCATTTAATTTCAAGATTTTCAAGTCGAGGAAAAATCGTCATTAATCAAATACAATACGTTTCTATGAACATTTTACAGAAATCATTTGCTATTTTATATATGAATTTATATAAAAATGTATCATAACAAAAACAAGGTACAATACTTTGCAAGTAAACGAGAATGTTTATATAAAGAACAATTATCTTCTCTAGTGTTTGTTTAATTTTATAAGTTATATTATGTTTTATGCTGAATTCATCTACATAACTACACATGTTATTGTTCTGTTGTTTTATGTAAAAATGATGTACGTCTAAGACACCTGTCAACATTCGATGAAAATTACTCGATTCATTTTTTACATTGAAAATATGAGTGAATCGATCATAACCACAGATATTTAAATACAATATTTTTTTTGAAATATCTTCTGTGTTTGGCTCGAAAACAAATGGTATAATACCATCTATGTATTTTTTTTTATATGTCAAGTTTCCGTCTATCAACAAAGGAACAAAACATGATCTTATTATAGTGTCGATTATATCATCTATGTCACGAAATACTGATTTAACAGGTTTAGTCTGTTTACTAATATCATGATACGTTATAAACAACTTGTTGTTTACTATCTTACATACATCTTCGTTTTTTTTTATTGCGTCCTGCAGCATTTTTTTTAAATCCTTCACACACTCTAAACTATATGTTTGTTTGATTTTTTTATATACTTCATCATATAAATCTGCAGAAGAATCTAGACCATTTATCAAGTAAAGAAACGCTAACACAGAGCCTATGCTGCAACCCGAAATCCTGTTTATTTTTATATACTTACGACGTTCCATTTCTCTCAGAAAGTATAACGCTCCTACTAGATAAGAACCATTGAATACGCCACCTTCTAATACTAAGTCCAATTGTATTGGTTCGCTCGTATATTTTATACTATCTAGATCATCTACTAATCTATTCACATATTCTTCTATCATTACAAATATGTGAATAATTTTGATTTTATATTTAATTTTTAAACGTAAAAATATTCGTTTTTTTTCGATTGTTATACTAAGAGACATGGTTTTCAAATATATTTCCGTTTATGCGTTCATAATTAGTTTTGCTATTGGTTTGTTCTTTGTCTATATTTTAGGAGCAGATATCAAAAAGATTCACATTTATCCTAGCCCTGAAAATGTAAACAAAGTGTTATACAAGGACAACGCAGACAATTGTTTTCAGTTTATTCCCAACCAAATAGAATGTCCAAAAGATAGATCAAAAATATCAGATGTTTTGATACAATAAAATATACACTTAATATAACAATGGTGCACTATGGTAAGTTCGTACACACTTCAACTGGTCGAATTATAATGTCGGTTCTGCTTGGTTTTGGTTTAGCGTCTTTGTTTAGGGCAGTTTGCAAAGGAAAAAATTGTATCGATTTTCAAGGACCACCCGATGATTTTATGGAAAAAGGCAAGATATACGAGTTTGATGGAAAATGTTATACATATTCACAGAAAATGACCAAATGTAATAAAAGCAAACGAATTGTTCAAATAGCTTCCTAATGCGGAAAAAACATGATTCTATTCTATCATTCTTTACCATAATCATGAGCGATTCAACTAGTATTTCGGATTTACCTATTGGTGGACCTATAAGTAATACCAACGGCAAGAGTATTGATTCATTAGATCAGTCAACAATTAATCTTTTGGTAAACGGACTACAACAAGCTAAATCAACACAACTTTCATCGAGAGACATCCCCGTCACAACCGATGGTATAGTAAATGATACCCAGGTCCAACCGAATTATGTCCCTCCACCCGAAACCGATGATTATATTGGAGACTACAAGGTTTCACTTGATCACGAAGATAACAATAAATTGGATGACATATACAACGAATTGCAAACACCCATTTTAATAGCGGCCCTATATTTTCTTTTTCAACTTCCATTTATTAGGAATATTCTCTTTAAATATTTTCCAATTTTATTTTCAAGTGATGGAAACTTAAATATTAATGGTTTCTTATTCAATAGTATTTTTTTTGGGATGATTTATTATGTTATTAACAAATTGACTACACACATTGACTAGTCAAAAGGCGATAATATCTGGGTTTATTTTACTATTTTGATATTTTATGGTTGTATACGAAATATCAAATTTTAATACCGAGGTAACAACTACACTCACACCATTTATTTATACTGCAATGAGGGCTGAGTATTGGGTTTATCGCGTTGTAAATTTTAATTCTGACAACAAAATAAAATCAGATGCTTCATTGAATAATATTTTCAGAGATATAGATTCATTTATAGATAAAGACGTTTATTATTTTATAGGTGGAGAGACTGATAATTTTGATCAACTATTAGAGGAACAAAGCATATTATCAAATATTACATTCAGGGAACTTGGGGCTCTAAATAAGAATAATAACAAATTATTTACAAGTGACTTATATACTACTACTAGCATTATATCTACATTAAGCACGAACTCATCTGATGGTTTTATAACCAAAATTAGAAATTTGTTGAATTCAAGAACTGAAGCGGGTATTGCAACTAAAATGACCGCCTCTATTAATTCAGAATACAATACAGATGATGAGGTACCTCAAGGCAGTACATTTGGTTATATTATTACTCGTAATTTAGATTTACCAGGTACAGGTCAAGATCAACAAATCAGAATTGGTGTTGTTCTCAAACAACAAGATATCTGAAATGATTACTATATAAAATATCAAAAAGTTATATTTTTTATATTTTATTATTACAATGGTTGTCTTCAATATAAAAGGACCAGCACCAGCAGAAAATTATAATGAAGCCATCAGTGCTGATTATTGGACAGGGAGACCGGTAAATTTTAATGAAATAGATGAGAACAATGTTAACACATTAAAAAGTAACACAGATTTGAATAATATGTTCATAGATATCGCTTCATTTTCATATGAACCTGTTTGGAAAGCCCTACAAAACGATCCTACTGATTTTATTGGTGCGGCAACAACCACTAACCCAATACCGAATGTTGAATTTAGACAAATTGGAGTACTTGAACTTCTCGAGGGTAATAAAATGCTTGCTTTTATGCATGAAAGTGCAAGAATAAATGAATTGACAGATCACGGAAGTCTCGCAACTTCATTCCTTGGAAATATTGGTTCAAGGCTCAAAGATCTAGGTGAGCAAGATATTCGTGATAAAATTCTTAATACAGTAAACAACCCAGTACCATTTTTAACTTGTTTTGGTTATGTTATTACTCGTAACTTACTAACCCAATATAATACAAATTTAAATAGTTCTCAAA